CGCGTCGCCTCCGTCAGGGTGTCGATATTAGATGTCTTGGCTTCAATTACCTCCATGAACCGCCGGCCATACTTCGTCACGGAGGCGGACCCGTTGGTCGACGTATATTCCTTGCGCAGCACGGCCCCGTCTGGGCGCCGGGTTTCGCCGTCCGGGTAAATGACGCGCACCACGTTTCGAATGCTGGCGTTGTCGACCTTAACCGCCCCGTAGGACAGGACCTCGGTGGACGCGAACGTGCGCGAGCTCGTGGCGCCAGAGCGCGTCGGGGCCCATAGCGTCAACTTGAACGTACTCGAGCCGGAGTCCCACTTATAGCGCACATCCCAGCCGATTTGCAGGGCGATAGACCTGAGCGCCTCAAGTAGCGGCTCTCGCTGCTGCTTCCAGCCGGTCAGGTTCCACGACGGCGATCCACTCGTGGCCAGCGTAACGGCTGACTGCCCGTTGGCGTTCAGTACCCCCTGTAGGGCCTCGGCAATGGCCTGCCCGCTGTTGTCCATCTCCTCCTTGTGGGTCCAGGTTATTGGCGTGCCAGAGTGCCCGCTGCCGTCGTCGTCGTCGACTGTGCTGGACGTGGGCCAGGCTGGCTCCACGCTGGACGTGGTGCCGCCTACCGTGGCCTTGTACACGCGCGGGCGGGCGCCGCGCTTGGTCTCACTCGGGACAAAGTATTCGTTGGTGGCGACGACAACGTTCGGCATCCACTCTCGACAGCCGACCTCTGTCGCGCCGTCTGCCGTGCACCCGTGCCACCGCTCCCACTCGATGAACGTGTCCAGCAGCGCCGCGCTCAGGTCTCGACACTGGAGCGTTATGAAGGACCCGCGCCCTGCGTCGATTTCGTCTATGTACCCGTGGAACACGAACAGCCAGGAAGACGCGGCATAGGCGTCGCCAGGCTCTACCGCCACCTCGATTTTAATCTCCCGGTTGACCTGCAACAGCGGGGCATAGGACGCCCCGTGCGCGAACCCCAGGTTCAGCGGCGAGCTCTGCATCAACGGCGCGAGCGAGAGGTAGTCCTGCTCCCGGATTAGCGTAACAGTGGCATGCGCGCCAGGGTTGTCGAGGTCGTCGGTCCACTCGGCAGACTCGACCATGTTGATTTCCGGGTACGTGGTCAGGTCCCGGAACGTGCCGCCAGAGTCCTTGACCGAGACGCGCAGGAAGTAGCACTGCTGCCCGCCAGAGATAACGGCTTCATGCCCTGCGGTGATGGTTCTCACTAGGACACCTGCTTGAACTCAACGGAGAGCTTCCGGGCGTTCGTGACGAACGACCCGCCCACGACGCCCTTCATGACCGAGGACACATCGCTCGTGCCCAGCACCGTGCGCCTGCCACCCTCCCAGACAGCGTCGCCGGACACGTAGAGCCGCGGCGTGGAGGGCCACGCATAGGCGGCGTGGAAGTTATAGAGGCTCGTTATCCACGATGACTGGACTTGGAACGGGAGGATTACGAAGTCGTCGAATGAATTGTTATCGCCGAATTCGACATAGCGATAGTTGACGATGTCGGTGGCATACCAAGACGCGATCGACACGGCCGACGACACGCCATCCAGCCACACCTGATACCCGTTCCCCTTTACGATGTAGTGGTGCCATGCGCCAGAGGCGTAGCGCCAAAACATCGTGGACACGTCGCCGGTAACATAGTCGAATGGCAAGCGGAGGAAGTTCCCGGCCGTGACCGTCACGTACTTGGCGCCATATTTGGCGGTCAGCGCCGTCTCCACTGACGCGCCAGTGGTAACAGACGGCTTGGTTCCCTTCGAGCCGAACAGGTGCGAGTCAAAGGACCACTTCTCGCCCATGCCACGAACGAAGCAGTCCCAGGCGAACGCCTCGGCCTGGACCATTGGCGGCGTCTGGAACTTGAGGTCGTACCTGGGGCCCTGACGCTGGCGGCGGACGGAGCCGCCGAACGTGACCACCTCGTCGCCGACCTCGCGCTTCTCCTCTGTCATGGTGTCCCGGAGGACGTCGAGCTCGACACCGTTCACGGACAGGAAGGCCATGACCTAGGTCTCCCTCAGCGAGATGGAAAGCTTCCGCGCGTTGGTTCGCAGGGATCCGCCAATGATGGCCTTGAGCACCTTCGACGAGTCCGAGGTGCCTCGGACAATGCGAGCGTCTGAGCTGCCTCCCCAGATGACGTCACCCGACAACTCCAGCGAGGGGGGCGCGTACCATGCGCTAGCGGCGTGGCGCGTGTAGAGGCTCGGCACCCACGAGTCGGGCACCAGGAATGGAAACGCGACGACGTCGTCGTACCAGCGGTTGGACGCTTCGGTTACGGCCTGAAGGACGATGCTGCCGCTGTTAGAGCTAAACCAGTTCGGATAACCAGCCGTCTTCGACGCGCCAGCGGTCCAGTAATAGGAGTTACCGGACTGGTCGCGCTGGAATAGGTAGTGCGTGAAACCGCCGCCAGCGGTGGCCTGGCGCCACAGCATTACTGTCAGTCCGGTGTCTGTGTCCCAGAGGTTGTCGATTTGGTGCGAGTCGTTGGCCAGAATCTTCAATCCCGCGGCGCCGTATTTCTTCTCGCCAGTGTCGATGGAGCTAGAGGGCCCGTAGGAATTGACCCGCCCCTTGACGCTGTACATGTTCGTATTGAACGTGAACACGTCGCCCATGCCACGCACGAAGCAGTCCCATGCGAAGGCGTCCGCCTGCGTCATCGGAGGCGTGTCGAAGCGGAAGTCATACTTCACATCGAAGCGCTCGCGCACGAACGTGCCGTCGTGGGCGCGGCTGGTCGAGCCGACCTCTCGCTTCAGCTCGTCGAGCGAGTCTACCGCGACGTCAATCTCAACTCCGTTTATTGCGAGGAAGGCCACGGCTCACCACCCATAGTCCGTCTTCTTGGACTTGCCCTTGCGCGTGCGCTCCCGCTCGATTTCTTCCTTGGTGGACTTGGCAACTTCCTTGCCGTCGATCTCCACCGACACGCTCACCTGAATGGGCGCGGCGCTGCCGCTGACGCCGGAGCCCATGGCGCCCTGTGGGTCCTGCGCGGCATACTGGGCGGCACCGACCTTGTACCCGCCGGGGGCGTTCGTGATGCTCTCGGTCCACGACTCCATTGCCTCGGTGGCAAGCATGGTCGCGGCGACTTCCTTGCCGCGGGCGATGGTGCCCTCGATGGTCATCTCGTTAAGCTTCGACATGCTCGTGTTGAGGTTGTTCGAGAGCGTCGTGAGTGGGATAACAACCTTCTCCACCAGCCAGGTGGCCTCCTTGCTCATGCCTAGCGTTGCGAGAAGCTGCGCCACCCAGCCAGCCGTTATGGAAATCGACTGGATCATCGCGGCGACGGTCTTGCCAATATTGACCGTGAAGATTTTCACGACCTCGAACAGCGGGCGGAACGACATGATGGTCACGTCATTGAGCAGGCCAGAGACCATGCCAATCGCTTCGCCGAACACCTCGAGCAGCGGGCCAAATGCCGTGAGGATGTCAACGGACTGCATTGCGAATGCAATCAGCGGGTCGAGAGTCTTGGCTAGCGCGTCGAAGATGGGCCCGAGCGCCCTGAACCCGGTGTTCATAAACTGATTGGCGATGGCGCTGATATGGACGAAGGCGCTGCCAATGCCGCCGAGCGTGTCGGCCAGCGTCTGGAACCCCTGCGACACGAGTTCGATAACGTCCTTGAACGTCTTCGACTCGGTGATCAACTCCAGCAGGACCCCGATGACTGCGCCGTACCCGCCGCCCGCTTGAGCGCCAGTGGCGCCGGCGTTGATGACGTTGCCAAGCGTGTCAGTCTTCCCCATGTAGTGCTGGCCCATGGACTGCCGAGCGTCCTCGACCTTTTTCAGCGCCTCGGCCTGGGCCTCAAGCATGCCGATAAAGAAGTCAGCCTCCTGGGCTGCCATGGCATTGGCGGCTTCAATCGCAGCCTGCTCCCTGCGGAACTCGGCCTCTGCGAAAAGCTTGTCATAATACTCCTCGACGCCCCTGCCTACGAACTCCTCCTTGTCCTTCTCGTTTCCCTTCAGCGGCTTGTATCGCTTTGGCTTCTTGCCGCCGCCAAGCCCGGACAGGCCGACGGCATCCATGATTCCTTTTTGTAGCGCCTCAACACCGGTGGAGAACGCGTCCTTAACTCCGTCGACGAACCCGTCGACGCCCTGGGCCAGACCTGCCGCTGCGTTGTTTGCCTCGGTCAGTGCCTTGAGGCTCTTTTGCTTTGCGGCAGTATATTGTGCCTCGGCCTCGTCCTGCGACTTCTGGAGGCGCGATATCACCGCATCAGGAGCCCCGGCCGCCTTGGCCTGAGCTAGTTCTCCGCGCGCAGAGGCCTGCCCCTCGCGCGCCTGCTGCTCCATGAACTTGGCATCGGTGAGCCCCAACTGTGCACGGGCAGACCTGTCCTTGGCGCCCTCCGCTGACTGGACCAGCTTCAGTGCACCGTAGAGCGTTATCGCCGCAGCGGCCGCAGCGCCGATTGCCGCCGCCATGCCAAAGAACGGAGCGCCCAGGGTTAGGGCTACGCCGGCAAGGTCGCCGAGTGTGTCAAACAACTGCGAGCCAACGAAGACCAGCGCGCCAATCTTCACGGCAATCGTGGCCATCTCGACGATGTTCTGCTGCTGCGCTGGCGTGAGCGAGTCCCATGCCGAGGTCAGCCGGTCGATCCAGCCTGCCAGTTGATTGATAACAGGAATCAGCGCACGGCCAATCGACACAGAGAGCGAAGTGTAAGCGCCTTGAAGGTTGTCGACTGCGCGCTTGACCTGCGAGTCGTACTTCGCGGCCTGGTGCGCCATCGCAGCGCCGAACGCAGCAATGGGGGCCGTTACTTCCTTGACGGTGCGACCGAGCTTCTTGAACCCGTTTCCGACGCTGTCAATGGCTTGCAGCGCCTTGGTGGCGTCAGCAGCGATTTTGAATGTGAGCGTCTCGGTTGACATGGTCGCCTATCTTCGCTTCGTGTTCGCCTCGCGCTTCGCCTTCTCGTGTGCCTCGCGCTCCCTGTCGTCGCAGATTTTCAGGTAGGCAATTAGTTCGTAAAACTCTGCTGCGTTATGGTCCTCGAGGAGTTTCTTAGGGAGGCAGCCGAACTCGCGACAGACTCGCAACAAGGCGAATCGGTCAGGTCGGCTTAGGATTTTTTTTCTGCGTTCTCCAACGTGGCCTCCTCACCCAGCGCGGTGATTGCCCGGAGAATGAGCCCGACAAAGTCCTTGGTAACGCCGCGCTCCGACAGCACGGCCTCGTCGGCAATCTCGAACACCTGGATATCCGTGCCCGGAATGAAGACGCTGTGGATGACCATGGCGAACAGCGCCTTGATGTTGTCGCGCTCGCCCTTCTGGACGGCCAGCTTTTCAATCTTCGCCTGGGTGGCCAGCGACGGGGCGCGGACCTCGAGGTCCACCGTCTTGCCCGCCGCAGTCCACTGCACAATCTTGAACGCGTGTACGGCTGGCGAGCCAAGCGTCACAGAGCGGAGCTCGTCGCGCAGTGCTTTCTCTTCAGTGGAGAGCTGCCTCAAATCCCTAGCCATGGTTGTACCTCGGTGGTGGGCGCGCCGGGAGCGGCACGCAGATCAGTCGGTCGACCACGCGAAAGACTGCGCGGTGGTGTTCGTGACGCCAGTGGCGGCGTCGCTGGTCCACTCCAGGGTGGCGTTCAGAACGTCGGCCACCTCGGCGGACTCCTTGACTCCGGAGAAGCGCACGAACGCCCGGAAGATGGTGCCGTCAGAGAACTGGACGGACATGACGCGCCGAGTCCCAGCGCCCAGGTCGGTCCACGGCTTGATGGTGGTGCCGCCGGAGTCCAGGTCCGTCTGGAGGTTATCCAGCCCGCTAACGCTGCCGCTGGCCTGGCAGAGGCACTTAGCGCGCGCGTGGGCGGTGGTGCTCGAGGACATGGTGGTGACGTCCGCGAGGTCGGCCTGGACGTTCAGCTCGAAGGCCTTAGCCTCTGCTACCGTGTGGCGCGGAAGGTACGCGCCGGAGATGGTCATCGGCCCGGTGAACGCGCCCGAGTTCTTGGTCACCTTGCCGAACAGCCAGTTGACCGTGTACGCGGTCGCCGAGACTGGCGAGCCATTGTCATACAGGACGAGCCCGGCCTCGGAAGGGTCAAGCACGCGCTTGGTCGTGTCGGTAATTTGGGCGATGGTGTCCCCGCCGGAGAGGGTCATCGCCTCCCCGCTCAGGGTTACCGCCGTTCCGGTCTGTGCAATCGTGCAACCTGCGGCCGAAATCGCCATGGTTACACCGTGGAAATAGCGCCAGTTGCAACGAAGGTAGCGGAGAACTGCGCCTTGCCGTTGACCTCGCCCGAGATTTTATAGTCCTGGGTCTTCACCGCACACTTGAAGCCGGTCGACCCGTCCGGGAGGATTCGGATATACGAAGTCGCGCCAGTGGCCAGCGTCGAGCGCATGAGTAACTGGGGGCTATCGGCCGACTCGACGTCGCCGGACACGGTGAAGGTGGCATCCATGAGGCCGAGGATGCGCGAGTGCCAACCGCTGGTGTCCTTGAAGTCGGTGGTGTCCAGCATCTCGCCGTTCACCGACATCTCGTAAGAGGTGATTCCGTCCACCTCGCCGGTGGTGTCGGTCGCGGCGAAATGTACGGCGCCCGGGTGTGCGGCAATAGCCATTTAAGGGACTCCCTAGATTATGGCCATCATACTTTCGCCGGGTAACATCAGGCCGTATATGAGGCCTCCAGGTTGATGCTCCAGAAGTGCCTGTCAGTCTCAGAGTCGTAGGCAGGAATGGGCGAGGACTCACTGGCCAGCACGGTCAGGTACCCGCTCAGGCTGGAGCCAATTTGTTGGAAGTACCCAAGCAGTCCGCGGGCCACCCCCTCCCCGGTGGCGAAACCGTCCTCCCCGGGCCCGGCATAAACAACACACTGCACGCCGCCGTAGAAGGTCGCCGACCTGGTGGTGGAGATGAACCCCTCGGGCGCCCGGCCGCCGATGTTCAGAAGGACAACCGAAAGGCTCCAGGCCTGCGGGTGGATCCGCCGGATGAACAGGTTCGTCCCGAGCGTGAGGGTCTCCCCTCCGATGGACTGGCCAGTGATGCTGTTGGCCATGTCCGAGGCGCAGTTCTTGAGCGTAATGGCCATTGCTTACCGCCCCTTAAGCGCACGCTTGAGCCGCTCAGCCACGCGCATCTTGGTTCCGCCGGTCACCTTCAAGAACGCGTTGTACAGCCATTTCCAACCGCGGCTGTTTGGGTTCTCGTGGACGCTGGCGGCATATGGCGCGTCGTAACCGAAGCGCACGTCCGTCCTGTGCTGGTTACGCGCGACGGTGCGCACGTACGCGCTCGAGCGCAGGCGCCCGGTGATAACCGGAACGTTGTTCTGAGCCTCGCTCATGACCTTGTTTGCCTCGTCAACGAACGCCTTCGGCAGCTCATTGGCGAGGGCGCTCTTGACCCGTTGCAGCTTGCGCTGCATCGCTTCCAGGTTCTTGACCTCGATTTTAATCAAAGCTCGTCATCCCTTCTAAAGCGCGGGATGGCGTCGCTGATCAGCGTCTCTTCACCGGTGTCCAGGTCGTGGTTTGTCAGGTGGCTGCGTGGCCCGGCTGACAGCTGGTCGGGCGTGGGCGCATCGCCTAACACCGTGTGTCCGTACTTCTCCAAGGCGTCCTGCTTTGCCTTGAGTTCCTCGCGCCAGAACTTTGGAACCTGGCCAGCCCCCGTCAGCGCCTCGCACACGCGGATAGCCGAGGCAAGGCGCACGTAGTCTTTGCACCAGGCATAGGCGGCAGGCTCGCCAGAAGAGTCAAGGTCGGCAGCGGTAACGCCGACGGCAGCCAGGCGTCCGTTCAGGTCTGCCGCTGCGCTGTCAATCATCTCCCCTACGGCGGTTGACGTCGGCTTGGTGGAACCAGAGAAGTCCGCCAGCGAGGGGAAGAAATGGGCCCTGACATTGCTATAGGTTATGCCGAAAAGGGAAAGGGCCATTCCCCCATTCTATAGCCCAATAGGGACAAACCTCGCACCCCACAGGTCAACCAGCCCAACACCCTGGGTTGTCTTTCGTGCCACCAACTTGGAGCGCACGTAGTCAAAGACAGGGGCCTGCGAGTCGCCACACCAGCCGGCGTTTAACTCCCAGGTACGGGAGCCGTGAACCACCCCGCCCACGTGGGAGTGCGCGCAAACGGTATTGCTGCCGTTCTCCGAGTGGTGCTGGCCATGTTTCAGGGCCCCATGCTCATACACCACATCGTCCAGGCGAAGCGGTTCCCTGTGGTCCTCGCAGAGCGTCACGCCGTCGAACGTCATCAGCTCCACCAGCGCAGCCCAGACTTCATCCTCGAGTTCCGGCAGGCGCTCCAGGCTGCGCTTAAAGCCGCGCAAGTCGTGGTTGCCGAGCAGTTGGTAGCGCTCCGCGCGCGGGGCGGCAGACCTGACCCTGTCCCAGAACGCGACCGCCTTAGCCCGCCCCTGCAACTTCTCGTCCCTGGCGGTCATCAGGTTATGACTGCGCGGGTACTTGCTGGCGCTGTAGAGGTCAAACAAATCGCCCATTTGCACCACTGCGTCGGGCTGGACCTCGGCGACAATCTCGTAGATCCGCTCTAGCGTGGCGGCGTTTTCCCAGGGGAAATGCACATCACCTATGGCCACAACCGTCCGTCGCTCGGCAGCCCGAGGCCCCTCCTGCGGCACCTGCTTGGCCTGCCTGGGTGCCACTCCTGCGGCCCCGTCTCCGGTGCTTCGCTCTCGTCGAGCAGAATTAAAGCACTCGCGACAGACCGAGCGATGCGAGCCGTCACCTCTTGCCAGTCTCGGATTCCCACACGCGCACAGGCCGCTCAAGAAGCCAGCCCCCGGTCAGTGAGTTTCACGAAGGCGGTCCGCTTGACCTCCTCGAGATGTCCCATGTCGGTGAGCAGTCGCATACCGTCCTCGCCCCATTCGCGCTCGGCACCATTTAGCCAGAGCAAAACAGCGGGTTTCTTATCGCCCCAGCAGGCGCACTCTCCGTCCAGC